GGCCCCCAAAGGGGCCCCCGGTGCTTTATTGGCCAAACAGATTGATCATCTGTTTCACTGCCGCCCTCCCCGCAGTGCATTGGGAGGGCGGATTCACATAATCGGTAGGAGAAGGTTTTGGGTAAAACAGTCACTCAGGTACGCACCCTTGTGGAGCGCGAACCTTACCAGCTTAAGCTGGCTCACTGGGCTAATGCTCAAGTGGGTGACAGAGTTGCTCAAAGCGTACAACAAACCACTACTTCTTTTCGTAGTGGCAGCAGAAGCGACATGTCCGAAGTTGGCGAATCTACGCACACCGTTGGGTGGCGCAAGAACGCATATGACAACGGACACGAATTCGATACAATTAGTACAAAGTGGACTACGTCCCATCGTACACACAGGTTGTCGTCGGCAGACGGGCTCAGCTTTTGGCTGGGTCCCAAGTCGATCGACATAACCGGAATATCGACTACATTCACCACCGCGCCTGCCTGGGATATTAACCAGGCGAACGTCGTTGGGTCGCAGTTCATTCGGCAAACAACACCGACTGCACCTTCTGCTAGTTTAGCTACAGCAATTGGAGAGCTCTATGCCGACAAAAAGATAGCATCTTTTATCGGCTCGGCCACCCTGAGCGACAAGCTTTCTGTCTTCCAAAAAGCAGGAAGCGAGTACTTAAACGTCGTCTTCGGGTGGGTGCCATTCGTGGCAGAGCTCACCAGAGTGCTGAACGCAGTGAGTACATCTGAAAAGATCATCTCACAATTCGTTCGTGACTCGGGCAAAATAGTCCGGCGTCAACGTAGCTGGGATCCCATCACAACGCAGCAGCCTGTGCGCACATTTGCAAACAGGTCACTGGCGTGGGTGGTGTCGGCTAGTTATTTCGAGCCGTCAGCGTCAAAGCGATCCGGTACGCTCGAACTTCGCGAGGGGACGGAGACGCAGTTCTCTTTCTCCGCTGCTTATACCTATTATCTTGACACAGGTGGGGATTTCTTCACCGACATCAAGAGGTTCGAGCAGCTCGCGAATAAACTCCTTGGGACTCGGATCACTCCGGAGGTCCTTTGGGAGTTGGTACCTTTCTCCTGGCTCGTCGACTGGGTAGCTTCAACTGGCACTTTCGTGTCCAACTACAGCTCCTTTAATGGCGACGAGTTAGTGCTAAAGTATGGCTACGTCATGCGCCAGCAGAAACACTGGCAGCAATGGAGCCTACCAGGTCTCACCATTGGTGGCAAGAACCTGGGTACTATCGTCAACGCGACAACCTCTGTAAGGAAGTCGCGCAGGCGCAGCACTCCGTACGGCTTTGGCCTTAACCCAAACACCTTCACAGGTGCTCAGTGGGCCATCCTCGCGGCGCTCGGTATGACCAAAGCGCCGAACAAGCTGATCAGTTAGCCCTTGCGGGTTGACTTCGACTGCTTCGCGTTAAATATGCGCAACAACCGTTGGTCAAAAGATCAGCGGTCCATCCAACGATTAAATTGGACAGTGTCATGGCATTTGCAGATCCTCAGTCAGTCACCATCAACGCCATTGCCAGCTCGCTTCCGCGAGTCGGCTTTGGTGTCGGCGAAGGCAAGTTTAAGAAGGACGATGGAAACATGTCCCTCACGCTCCGTCAGCGGGTAACCGCTAAGGGGCGCAAACAAAGCGCCGCTCGACTTGATGACACAATGATTGGAGCTGATCCCTTCAACGGGGCCCTCAATGCGAGTTACAGCCGTAGCATCACGCTCACGGCTGACATCCCGCCTGTTGGCTTCACGCAGGTTCAGAACCAGCAGTTCGCCACGGGTTTTATCACGTGGTTGACTGCAAACTCCAATGCAAACCTCATTCGCCTTCTGGGCGGCGAGGTTTAGTGACTTGAGAATCGGGGGGCTCCACTCGGGGCCCCCCGGACTGAGGCAGATGCCATGGCTAAGGATTACATAACCTCTTAGAAAGGGAGGCATGTATGAAAAGCCTAATTATGTTCGCAGAGCAGGTCCTGACTGATGTCGGGACCTGGTGCCGCATAAGCACCACTCGCGACTTTGAAACCGTCGCGAGTCGTTTTGAACACGAGGGTTTGCCTTTTTTGGCTATCACCCTTCCGACCTTCGGAAAAGACCTCGAAAAGGGTCTCGACCAAGGGTTTGTCGATCACACCATGTTTCCATCATTTGCGAAGCATGGAGCTACCCCCCGTTTTCTCGGGGGTTTGCTTGATCTTGTGTTCGATCGTGCAAGTGGTCGTCTTGTGGACGAGCCATCTGTCGAGGCAATCCGGGCCATCCGTCAGTTCACACTGATGTGGTCCAAAATTGAAGTCCCGTGCTCGAAAGAGCGTCGGGATGCCGCGATTAACAGCTACGTCCATTGTGACGAGGAAGTGATTAAAAATGACGCGACACGGAGCCCACTCCTACAGGAGCAGTTCCTTAGACTCGCCAATGTCCTATGGTGCGGTCCTCTTAGTGCTGTCAGCAATTCTGCTTACAGCGGGGATCTGCTACCTAGGCATGGTCCTGGGTCCACTGCTGACAAACTTGGCGGAAACGCTAAGTATAATCAGCGAGAATGGACTCAGAGACTAGAGGAGTACTTCCCTTATGGGGACTACGCACTCCCTAGTTGGAGCTATTACAAACAGCTCGACCTAGTCACCTTCCTGGAACCCGGAGCAGAGCGACCTGTTAAGGTTATCTCTGTTCCTAAAACGCTAAAAACGCCTCGAATCATCGCAGTAGAGCCTACCTGCATGCAGTATGTGCAGCAAGCCTTGCTCGAGCGGTTCGTCGAGAGCCTGGCGGAAGATGACATCTCCGCCTGGCTTATCGGAATTCTCGACCAAGAGCCTAATCGGCTCATGGCGAAAGAGGGATCCCTCACGGGGTCCCTAGCTACGCTAGATCTTAGCGAAGCTTCCGATCGCGTTTCTAATCGGCTGGTACAATCCCTGTTTGCCCGCCACTCCCTATTAGGTGAGATGGTTCAGGCTTGCAGGACAAAGACGGCCGATGTGCCTGGTCATGGGGTAATTACCCTAGCCAAGTTCGCATCTATGGGTTCAGCTCTCTGTTTTCCGATGGAAGCCATGGTTTTTGCCACGGTTATCTTCATTGGGATTGAGAACGAGCTAAGACGGCCCCTCACCCGGCGCGACATTATGTCGTTTAAGGGCAAGGTGCGTGTCTACGGGGATGACATTATTGTCCCTGTGGAATACATGCGTAGCGTGATTACGTCACTCGAGGCTTATGGCCTTAAAGTGAACGTGAGTAAGTCTTTCGGTAATGGTAAATTCCGAGAGAGTTGCGGAAAGGACTACTTTGAGGGCGTCGATGTTTCCATCGTGCGCATCAAGAGGGAACTCCCCACATCACGCAAGCACGTTCAGGAGATAGTCGGCACAGTGAAGTTGAGGAACCACTTATTCAACGGTGGATTCTTAGCCTCTGTCGATTATCTGGATCGTCTGATAGGACGGTTAATACCGTTCCCTGAGGGCGGTCCAGACTCTCCACTTCTGGTACGCGAGACGCACGGTCCAATTAAGGCCGAGCGGACTCATCCGACGCTTCAGTCCCCTCTTGTCAAGGGGGCCAAGGCTAGGTACGTGATTCCAAAGGATCATCTGGAGGGTCACGGCGCACTGATGAAGTACTTCCTTGGTGCTGAGAGGAGAACTCCCAAAAAGGAGTTCTCCCCAGACTACGGTTTGCCAACCGTGGACCGGGAACACTTGGAACGCGCTGGGCGCCCCGTATCCGCCAGCATCACGATACGGTATGCGTCGCCTGTTTAGGCGACGGGGTCACCCCTAGGGGGACCCGTGCGGGAGGTTGAGGCCTCTCTCCGAGAGAGCCTTGCTCCTCGGGAGATGCACTTAGAC